AGAGGGTGTGTCCTTCCGATACAGGTTTCTTGCGACCAGTATAGCATATCCACCGTCAAATGGGAACAGAAAATCCTGCTTTACATTTTGTCCGGACTTTGCTATAATATCTCTTGCTGAATATGCGCCCGTAGCTCAGCTGGATAGAGTGACAGACTCCGACTCTGTAGGCCAGCGGTTCGAATCCGCTCGGGCGTACCATTGGGCTTAAATTCGAACCGCATTATATCATTTGCGGTACGATATTTGTCCAAACCAAAAGACACTCCTTGTCTTAAAGCAAGGGGTGTCTTTTTTCATTTAGGTGATAAAGGTGAGTAATCGGACGTTTTTCCTATAAACTATCTCTAATACGCGCGTACTAAGAAGAAGTTATAGGGATTTTGACCCGATTACTCACCTTTATCACCTTGTACAATTAAATGTAAAAATCCCCGGAAGCTGAAACCTCCGAGGATGTTATTATATGAATATCATTTATCCGTCAGTTGCTTGATCGACTGATTAAGTCCCGTTGCAGCCCAGCCGGAAACGATACCGACAGCCGCAGCGTCCAGCCAGTTATCGGCCGGGTAACTGGGCACGCCCATCACCCATGCAATCACACCGAGCGCCAGCCCGGTCACGCCGCAGATAATAGGAATCCACTTGTCTGCCACATTGGTGGCCTTAACTGCCATGCCTACCAGATACGCGATGGCGGTGATCGCCGCCACAGATGCAATACCAAAATCCATATGTATACCCCTTTCAGTTTTCTGTCGGTAGCTGCAAGAATTTACTGTGAATGTCATCCATCACGCCGTTGACTCCCAGCGCATGATACTGTTTCCAGCAATTCTCGAAATTCTGTCGGGCATAGATCGGGGCGTAACCCCGATTATGCCATTTGTTGTAATCTGCGATCATCTGCGCCTGCAGCAGGGCCTGTACACCCAGTTTGGTCGCCGCAGTGTCCGCACGGTCATGCTTGATCTGCGTCGCCAGATGCCGGATCATGGCCAGCATCGCCGCGATCAGCAGCGATGGCACGCCCAGCAGGCAAAGCCACTGATATGTAGTCATCTGGCAGCGCCCTCCATCATCCGCTGGCACACGACCAGCGTCCGCATCATGTCCATAGACAGAGCGAGATTGCCGTCCCCAGTGCCTTTAAGCGTACCGTCATCGACGAGTGCCTGCAAGCTGTTAAGTGCCCAGTCGGGCACATCAGTCACCTTGCCGTCAACGACACGGCCATAGGTCTTGTGAGTCGCATCCCTCATGCGCTTCATGACATAAAGCATACGCACCATATCGGCGGACAGGTCAAGATTGCCGCCACCCGTGCCAGCGATAAGACCTTCATTCATCATTTCCTTGATCGTGCCACGCGCCCAGTCAGGGATTTCGTTAATGCTGTTGTATCTCATAACATCTTCCTCCTCATCGTTGTTGGCGATGCCGTGCATCGCATTATATACATCCTGCCTGAACCCATACATCGTCAGGCCGAATGGCTTCCACAGGTGCTCCGGGTCGGCGTGTGGGCTTGCTACACCACGCATACGTCCCTCGGAATGGCTGATAATGACGCCATCAGCCAAGGGGTCAAGGTCAAACTGGGCACAAAGATGTGCAAAAAGCTCCACCGCAGCCGCGTATGTGCCCCTAATATGGGTTTCGGTCGCCGTGGGGTTGAGATCGCGCCACTCGGCCCCATTACCCGTGTAAGCGATAGATGCAGGCTCGGTCATTTCCACACCGATGTGCGTTCTGTTGGCACTCCCGCCACAGTGCCATGCTTGTACAGTCCAAGGTAGTGTCTGATACACCATGCCGTCGCGCTGGACAAAAGCATGGACGCAGACACTCTGCCCGTTTGGGCGATACTGATTAAAATTTTGCGCCATTACCGCCGCGTTTGGCTGGGGGCAGCCGATGCTATGTAGCATGATGCCGCGTGGTTTAAGCGGCGTACAAATCTGGTAGCATCTGTTTTTGGTTGCGTATGCTTCGATAATCTTCATCAGCTGTTACCTCCTTCATCTCTGCATCTCATCAATCCGATGCTGTAGGGCATCCTGTAAAATCAACAAGAGGCTCTTTTGAGGCTTATATGATTTCTTCGTTTGTAGTAACAATTACATTTTCCAGCGTGTCGTAGAGCACGATTGAAAAATAGGCTGCGCCATTTGAACTGTCGAATTTAAAATCGGCAACTCCATTGGCAGCATTAAAGTTTATAACAGGCCCTGCTTGGCCTTTTTCGATATTGGCCAAAGATGTATATCCGACTTTGACTTGGGTTCGGTCAGACTTGAAAAACTTGATAGATTGATATGATATATCAGTGTTCCCTTTCCATCGAATACGCACGACATCACCCTTTTTGACCGGGAGCAAGCCCGTGATATTCGTCCCTGAGTGTGCAACAGGTGCACCGCTGCTGCTATTGTATCGCATATTTTTATACATAGGCGTATGCCCGATGACGTTTCCATCCATGTCAATCGCGGCATCAAGCAGGTTTGTATATGCTGGGGCTTGGGCTACAGCGGTTGCCGTGATAACAATATCGCCGATCACCTCTGGAATAGCTATGACCCCATCTTTGTAAAATGTGGACACGTCCTCACCTCCCATCATGATTTTTACATTACTGACTTCGCACCCCGTGTCGGCAGTTATCGCAGTACAATAAGACTGCCCGTCGATGACATACGCGCGTGGGTTGCTACTTGTGCATTTTGTCAAAGCGACCCGTACAGCTCGCCTCAGCACGTCCGTGCTGCCACGCAATACAGCAGCAGTCACGTCCTTCCCGCCCATCGTCACTTTGATGGATTCAATCAATTTGCCGTTCGTGGGAGTGATGCTTGCTACGAACGGCTGGTACTGCTGCACAGATGCCGCTCCGTTGCTGACTGTGACATCAGTGAGTGTTTTTGTGATGCTGTACGTTGCGATATCTGCCGTCACTGTCTCCGGCGTCCCGTCGATCATAGCTGCTCGGAAAGCGTTGATTTTTTCGATTGTAATGCCGCACGACACCATAAAATTAACCACCTTATCGCGGAAGGTCGCACCAGGATAGGCATTCAAGTAGTTAATCTCGCGCGTCCACGGCGTTTCGTTCCTGCGACGGGCTTCCGCATCTGTGCTGACGCCAGAATTAAAACTCGAGAGTTCGTAATCCTTATCACAGTCGGATTGTGATACCCCAAGTATCGCTTCGCACAGCAGAGCGACCACGCCCGTTCGATCTGCGCCCGCAGAGCAGTGGAAGTATGTCGGCTTGTTTGCGATGACATAATCGAAGAGCGGGTCGAAGATCGCCTTGATATTCCCGCTTGACTTCTGATACGCAAGGTCGTTCCATGTCATATCAACCCACAGCATATCTACGGTCGGTCCAAAGCCACTTTCTGTCCTGCCGTTCAGTTCAGACGCAAAACGCAGGTCAATTTCCTTGAGGATTCCGAGCATATCAATCGCCTGTTGTCTGCCGTCATCGGTCAGATATCCATACATCTCGCCGCCCCTGAAGAGCAGCCCGTACTTTACCATGCCACCATCGCAATCCCAGCCTCCAAGATCGCGCACGTTGCCCACGTTCAGCAAATGAATCATGCGGCACGCTCCGGTCGGTTTAATGACGCCCTGCTGGATAACTTTTCCGTCAACAAGCAGCACAAAAGTTGATATCGAGCCCGGTGTGCAGTTATAGATTGTGATTGCTCCTGCGCTGACCGGCTGCGAAACACTGTTACCTGTGTACCCGTCCACGATTGTCAGCGTTCCGGCGGACTTCATCACAATGTCTACGCCAACAGGTCGGTTTGCGCTCACTGTCGTCACATATTCGGGTATCTGCGAGACAGCGTAGTCCGAGGGGTCGTAAGTGACGTTTTTCAGATACCTGTCTACCTCTGCGCGGCACTGGTCAAATGTGTACACTTCGGTTTCCACTCCGGTGTTCAAGCGCCTCACAGCATCGCCCATCTGCGCGATCTTGTACGTTCCCGCGCCGCCGGTCTTTTCGCGGATGGCAGCGGCGATGTCCTGCACGGCAGCTTCTTCGTAGAGCTTTTTCATCAGTAGCTAACCTCGCTCCCATCCGCGATCTCCACTGTCTTAGCCGCACTGCCGTCATAGGTGACGGTGGTGCTGCCGATCTTGATCGTCAGTGCGTTTGGATTTTTCAAGGCCGTGGGGATAGTGGGGATATCATCCATAGATGCCAGCCGCGTATCGCTTGCCTGCACAGTGCCATTGACGATGGCGATAGTCAGCGACTGCGCGGGGAAGCCCATTGCGGCCAGCGCTCCAGAGCCCGAAAATATCCAAGTATTAGCTGCGGGCATTGGGACAAACAGCGGAAGTGTTGCTGTATATGCGCCAAGCGCGCACCGGCAGACAAGATTATAGCCTGAATTATAAGCCGCCTTTATGTCGTCCATAGCCACTTGGCACGTGTAGTTGGGGTATTTTCCCGCAAGGTCGATATAAAAGACGAGGTGAATGTCGTCGATTATTTCTTGCTTGTCTGCTGCTGTCCAATAGTCGGTTCCTTTAACGGGCGTGTGACCGGAAGCACCCGGTGCGCCGCGAGATGGCTTGCCGGTGTCCGTGCCGCCAAGATACCAGTTGCCATTGTCGCCGATGTGCGGTGTCACGCCATCAGCGCCAGCAGTCCCAGGTTTGCCATCCGCACCCTTGAGGTCTGCCACGGCGATAAGGTTTGTCCACGTGCTGCCGCCGTCCGTGCTGTACTGGATGTAGCCGTCCGCTACGCGCAAGGCCATGCTTCCCGCGCCGCCTGACCGCGCCGCCTCGTTGATCGCCGCGACAAGATTTTCCTTTGCCTCCGTCGTTAGGTCTGCAAGGTCGCCGATCTCGGTGCGCAGACGGTCGAAGCCAGCGTGCTCTGTCGGGGTGTAAACGTAGTCTGACGGTTTGGGACGTGCAAACACAGGAAGATTGACTTGCGCCTTGGTGTAACCACCGTTAGTATCGGAAACCCAAGCGTATACAATTAGCGTTCCGGGAACTTGCAGTAGTTCATCGGGAATCGCCGCTTTTCTGTTTTTAACCTCGATAGTATATGGAATATCGGTTATTTTCTCGATGCTTGTAAAATGCGCTTGTGAAACTGTATCGTCACCGAACTCGATGATTCTACCGGCATCCCATTGAAACAGTTCTCCACGTCCATCTGCGAGTTCAAGTGTCATGATATCCCCTCCTTATTTGTACCGCCCCACGACGTAATAGCTGATCTGCGGGGAGTCAACAATCGCGTCGGATCCTCTCACGCACTGATATGCTGGGGCGTGCGTAAGACGTGTACCTATGTCGTTTTCGGTATTTGTAGCGAGCCAGATGTTGCCACTTCCAACCGTTGGCATCGCAGACACGACAGGGTTCTCAATAAACGGAAACGGATATTGGCGTGCTGCTTTATTTTCTGCGAGACCCATCCACGATGCGGTATACAGTGGCCCCCATGTCTGCGTGGTCATTGACAGCGAGTCTGAGTCAAAATTTGCCCACATCTCAGCGACACCGCTCACCCATTTGCGCCACATCCACTTGCCGGTCAAGCCTTGCTCTACAATGTAATCAACGCCGAGTTTAGACAAAATGTCTCGGATAGATATACCGTTAAGTTTCAAATCTCCGACGATAGTCATGTCACCATTCAGATCGACAGGCCATTTAAATTGTACGGTCTTTTCTTTTTCGGCGATGCCTCCAAAGCATACGGACGGTAACGAGAAGTTGATGTTAAGTGGCACTTCTATGGTCGTAACTATGATTTCCTTGGACGTTTTGCTGCCAAAAGCGTCAGAGACGGCTACTTCCAGCTTTCGAGTGGCATCGGTTCCGACACCCGAAAGGTATAGTGTTTTTGCGCCTGCGCTTTGATTGGTAACTGCCTGCTTTACAACACTGTCGAGTGATACTGTAAGATTGGCTCGGTTATCCGGCAATGCCATCGCCAGCGTAAAAGTGATTTTGATGTCCGCTCCGCTTGGGTTTTCTGTCCACGCGCTCTCGGCGTAACTGCCGCGAACATATGCCAGATTATTGATAACCGGGGTGGTATACGCGGACACAGATAGATTCGTGCTATATGTTGCAGTACGTTTTCTGGAATCTGTCACGACAACCTTTACAGGGATGCTTCCGCTATCGGGCAGGCTGTTTTCCGCATTAGCGTCAACGACTTTCCCATTTACGGTCATCACAGTGTCGATGATCTTACTTCCCATCACACCAGCCGCAGTTATATTCGCTTTTACTCGGCTTTTGTTCTGGACCCAACCATAAATACTCTCATATCCCGCCGCATCCGACAAACTAACAGACACGGTGGGTACTGTATCGGGGGAAACAGTAATTTTCGTCCACACGTCAGTAGACCCGATCAGGGTATCTCCGTTATAAGTCATGCATCTAAAATGCATCTGACCTGATTCCGCGCCGGTAAGCAAATTTGCAAATGATTTAAGAGGTGTCCACTTAATCGACCGCTCTGCGGTTTTAGTCGCAATCGTGCCGTGGTACCGTATGCCGAAGTTATAAATAATCGTGTGGGTAAAATCGTTACTCGCGGGATCAAGTGTAATTGTACCCTCTTGCCCCATTACCAGAGGAGCTATAACGGGCGTCGTCGCACGAGGAATTGTACTTAGAGTCAACGTTTGAGATTTTTCAACTACACCCGCGCTGATTCTCGTATCCATCCACGTGTTTACCGTAATCGTACCGGTGCCATCGTTCCTGTGGGGGACAGTGATTGTGGTATCAACGATTGTCTTAGTTGTGCCTTGGGGGAGAGTATAACTGACACTGTATTGTGTTCCTTGTCCACCGTTGATGTATATATCGTAGTACGCGGTCCTGGAATAATCATTGTGGCTTGCGCCGGTCTGCGTAGATTCCCACAAAATTCTTACCTGAGACGTATTGTCCTGAATATTTTGACTGATTTGAGATAGTGTCAGGCTTTGATAAACCGCCATCAATTCACCCCCACAAAACTAACAGATTGGTTCGGCTGTACAACGATGCTCATCGGGCCAAGTCTGAATCTCGACAACTCTACCAGTTCAAAACTGTTATTATTCCAGTATGCTAAGAGCATTCCGTTTGCATCATAGAAGCCAATTTTGTCGTTGTATTCCCTGAGCGTAATTTCAGATACCGAAGAGCCGATTCTTAAAACCGGATGCCCGTCATCATCCATCCCGATATCAATAAAATCGGAGAGGGTTTGGCCGTTCACAGTAACGCGCTCCGCTGACATTTGACCGGTGGTAATAGCATTTGCATTGATTTGCCCGTCCATCGTCAATGCCACACCGCTAATCGTCTTTCCTCCGTCTTTGGAGTATCCAAGCCCGTTGATATTCATCAGCCACAGGCGGGTATTATCTTCGACAGTTGGGGTATCACGCACCATCCAGCCAGTAGGATATCCATTTTCATCATAGAGGACTTCCCAATATCCGCCCTTTGCACCAATGATGCGCTCAGTCGCGTCTTGCATTGCTTTTGCAAGCCCCGCATACTCGCGTTTAACTTTTTGGATGATGGGGTTCTCGACAGTATAGTTTGAGTCCGGTGGGCCGTAACAGATAGTGGTAGCACTCATGCCGCCTTTAACTCGCAACTCCTGTGACATAACCAAAACGGGCAGACCGCCTCCGTCAAGGTCTGTACTGTCGATAACGTGTATAATGTCACCGGCTTCAACGGACGGATCGCCACGCCACTTTACTTCTAGTGGCATCAGAGTCAGACTTTTTATCTGTTCAAACACCGAGGCGGCAACCGCTTCTGTCATATATGGATTTGCCGCCGAAATGCTAGTTCCCGTCCCGACAGTAATCGGATTATCTTCCGTGCCGGTGACAAGCGCCTGAATTGTGAATCGATCGTCGGCTGTCTTTTTCAAACCATTCTGATATTGCGCGTCAAGCCCTACGGTAATACCCTCGGTATATTTGCAAAAAACTAACTGGCCTGTCGCGTCGAATTTCGCATTTGCACCAATTAGCCCTGCCAACCATCCTAACTGCTGACGGATTGTACCCGCGTAAGAATTGGAAATTACCATATCCGGGAAAGCAACTTCCGGGGCAGTGATATTCGCCTGTAGACAGATATCGGTCAGCATCGCATTCGGAGTGGCCGGAAAACTAATGGTGGGGGTATATTCGTCAGTCAGTGCCGCCATGCGGTCATAACCGGTGATCGTGAGACACAGGTTGCCGCTATTTTCTACGCCGTCAGAGGGGACGTAAAACACGCCTTTCGGGATGTATACAGTTCCGCCGTCTCCGGGGAGAATGACTCCGACAGAAGGGGCGAAATACGCCCCGTTTAGGGGGAGCGCAGGAGTCTGCTTATAAATCGTCACTTTGCATTGCGAGGAAAAAGACGCTCCGATCGTTACACCGTCCGATGATCCGCACTGTTCAGTAACCACGATCTCCTGAATTTCAGAAGCGGCAAGCTCGCTGACACCGTTAAATGTGATTTTACTAGTGATACTTCTTCCCGGCGATTTACACGCTTCATGGAAGGATTCTGTCACAGTGTACATGGCGCTTCACCTTTCAATAAAATTCATGGAGAGACTATTCCACAGATAGACCCCGTTAATGAGACTATACATAGGAGCAGTCCGGTCGCCTACATAAGCAGTCATGCTTCGAGTTTCTCCGGTCAGCGCATCAGGATATGAAACCGTGAAAAAGGTATCCGTGACGGCGTTTAGCAAAGTGGACATATCCGCTGCGGTCATTGGAGGCCATGAGAGAGTTAGTTTCCTCTTTATTGCAACTCGATCTCGAAATAGGTCGCCATTCTGATTTCGACCTGTCCCGTCAGCGTCAATGTCTTGGATGCTCCATGACAACTGAGCAGGGTCAGGCAGAGGGACAGAAGTCCCGTCTGCCTTTGTGATTGTAAGAATTGCCATAATTTCTCCTTACGCCAACAGTGGGCTAAATCCAGTTGCGCGGATGGCGGCATTGTTTTCGTCAACCATTTGCCTAAACAATTCTTTACCGTTCATCTGCACAATTACGGTGATCGGGCGGCTGTTGCTCGAATTCGTTTCACTGCTTGCTCTCTGCACTGCCTCGTACACACCTTGCGATACAGATTCGACAATCTGATCGTTGTTTGCTACAGCCGTCTTTCTTCCAATACGTCCAACCATCTCAGCCCCTGCTTCACGTGCGATAAAGAGCTGCCCTTCATCCACAAAACCGCCATTAGCCAATCTTGGGATACTGACATAAGAGATGGTACTAATACTTCCGCCAACGATACTCAGCACTGAATTGATTTTCCTGATAAAGCTATTCAGCGGCCAGATAATGCCATTGAGCATTCGTTCCAGCAAACTAATCACGCCATTTACTAACGCCCTAAAGGCTGAACTGATAGCGCCAACCACATTCGACTGGAACCACCCGCCGACTCCCGCGAATACGCCAGCGATTCTGTCCCAAAGCGAAACGAAAAATCCACCGACCGATGAGCACATCGACCTGAATGCTGTTTGCACTGGGGTAATAATTTTGTTTTTAAACCAATCCGTCACAACGCCCCAGTCAGCTTTAACCTTCGTCCATGAGGTCGTAAAAGAAGCAGCGATTTTAGTTCCGAGCGTTGAGAAGAAAGTATCGACCGGAGTGATTACTTTGGTGTTAAACCAATTACCTACGGTTGACCACAGTGCGCAAATGGAATTCCAAGCATTCGTGAAGAACTGGGCGATGTCCGTGCAAAGATTACTGAAAAAGGTAGAAATACCATTAACAATGTTGGGAATCAGAGTTCCAAGAAGAGTACCACCCAGATTTGTGATTCCCTCGATGACGCCGGAAACCCAACCCGTGAATCCATTTACAAGTCCATCGATCACACCTGAAAAGATTTTGGAAATACCGGAACCGAAAGTGGCAAAGGATTTCTTAACCAAATCCAAATCACCAGTAAATACACCTTTCAAAAATTGTGCGAATCCCGTGAATACTTCCACGACGCCTGTCACCGCAGTGACTACGCCGTCTAGCACACCAACCAGACCGTTAAATAACCCGATTAAAGAACTTCCGACAACTGTGATTACTACTTCGCCGATGAAGTTCATGAGGCTACCGATAGTAGATTTCAGGCCATTCCAAAAGCCGTCAACCCAACCGAGTTTTTCACCTAACTGATTCAGTTTGTCGTTGAGCGCCTGCAAGCGTTCTCCAACTTTCAGCTTTCCAAAGGTGTTTGCCACTGCCGATTTAATGTCGTTCCATCTCTCAATAAGAACTTTGAGAGTAGCAATGACTACTACCAAAATTGCAACAGCAGGAGCAGCAACTTTGGCAACCATTCCGAGTACAGACAAAAATCCTTTTACTCCGCCGCCAGCCGCGTTAAATTGTAAGGCAACTCCCGCGACACAACTTGCGAGTTTTGAAAGAATCGCTTGACCTGCGCCCGAACTAGCAAACGTGGCAAACCCCGCTTGCAACGTAGCAACTGCGGCAGTAACCCTTTTCCCGATTTTCCAACCTGCGAATGCCGCCCCGATTGCCAGAGCGATCACCAAAAGTGGTTTTAGTTTATCTTTGATCTCATCAACACGAGTTTCTACCGCATCGCCGAGAAAGTCATAGGTGGGGAGATCGAAGTCAAATCCACCCCCGCCAGCACCGCCAGCACCGCCGCCCGATCCGGCATTGCTGTTCGAGGGAAGTACATTCAACTCGTCAAATCCGGCGATGTATTTCTTCAACTCTTTAGCTGACCCGGCAGCGCTTCCGAGATTATCTGCCACCGCTCCCGTGCCGGATGCGAGTTTCCCAACGCTCGAATAATCAACATCGGTCAAAGTAAAACCGAGAAGATTTGCGATAGCGTTTGCAATCTCTCGAATAGCTTTAACTACGGCAATCGCATAAGGAAGGATGGCGTTCAGAGCCGGAATGAAGATATTGCCGATTGCCCGCGATGCCTGTGTAAGCTGTGCCTGCAAGATACGAAGCTGGTTTGCGGGAGCTTGCAGTGTTCTAGCCATATCGCCCTGAGCGCTCGTTACCTGAGTCATAACGGCGTAGTATCTCAGCTCGGCCTTTTCTGCCTGCGTCATGTTTGCAACGCTTTCCTTGATACCAAGGTTCAAAGCGGTCTGTTCCAATCGTGCCTGCGACAAATCGTAGCCTAAGCGCCGCAGAGGTTCCAGCTCACCGGAAATACCGGACTGTAACTTCTGCATAGCGTCTTCAATAGGAATGTTGAAGAAAGAAGAAAGATCATAACCCAACTGCGTCAGGTTTCGGCTCATGAGCTGCGCTCGTTCTGCCGTGTCACCGAAGCCAGTCAACAGCGTGTTGAAAACGCCCTGATTGCGGAGCCACTGTGCCGGGTCAATACCCATGACATCGGATACCTTTTCAGCGTAGTTTTGAGCTTCGGCAGCATATTGTCCCAAGGCGACCGTGAACAGGTTCAGGTCTTCTTGGTACTTATTAGACTCCGTAACCGCCTGTGCAATAAAATGAGCGATATTGCGGAAAGCGACTGCGGCGGCAGCAACATTCAACGCTTGCAATCCGCTCGTGAACTTCCCAGTAGTGGGGGCCGCCTTACTAACCGAAGCGTTGTATTTCTCAGTGCTGGTAATCAGCTTTTGGATTTTGGACGGAAACGCCGAGAAGCCATTGGACACCTTCTGCATCTCATCGGCAAAAGGCTTCATGGCAGCGGCAAGAGAGGTCATCTGCTGCGTGAACTTGTCAATGTCCGCCGTTTCCAAATCCTCGATCACCTTCGGCAGTTTGGAGAGCTGATTGATAAAGGTGGTCATGTTGGCCTTACCCAATTCGGAGAGAGGGCGTAAACCGTTGGCGAGGGTAGTCAGCTTGTCGCCGTCCGTCCATTTCAGGCCGGCAAGAGCGGTGTTGATTGCCGTGAGCTGGTTGGCGATGGAGGAAGAAATCTTCACATTTCCAACCTGACTCAGAGCGGTCAGCGCATTGGCAAGCCGGGTGATCTTCTGCGAAGCGTCACCGCTGTTCAAGCCTTTCAGAGAATTGGAAAGCTCCCGAATGCCCTGAGCGGTCTTGCTCAGACCCGTTGCGCCGCCGTTGGTAGCGGTTTTCAAACGATTGAGCGTGTTAATCAGGTTTTGAAGCCCTGCGACCGCCTGCGTACTGTCATTGACGATCTGAAACTCCAACCCCTGAATTTCCACATTGTCAGCCATTCATGTCACCGCCTTTCGCTTGAAACTTTTTATTGACCGACACCATAAAGGCTTCCATGTAGGCTTTCGCCTTTTCGTCATGTGCCTCTTGGATGGTTTTTCGTTTCTTGATATTCGACTGCCCGAACAGTTCATATGGGCTATCACGATATGGAACAGGTTTCGTTCCTTTTTTCGCAAGGGAATGAAAAACAGGAGACGCATCGATGAGAGCCTCATAAACATACGCACCTTGAAGCCACGCCTCTTGATTTTGCAGATCTTGCTTAATTCGTGCCGCCTTTCGGTAATATTTCACCAAGTCACAGTCCTGCTCCCAAAATTGTTCATAGGACATACCAATGGCGAGGTAATACGGAAAGACTTCGTAAAATTTTCCTGTGTAAGCAAAAAGGGCGGCTGGGCGTTGATCGCCGCCGCCCCCCTCGTTATCGGAAAGGCGGTCGCTTACCAGCCGGCTTTCCAGCTCAGGTTTCCCTCGTTATCCTCCTGCGGCTCCGGGTCATCCAGAAGACTCAGCAGAGGTTCGTTATACATCTCCACCAGAGCGGAGATCAGCTCGTCCTTATGAGTCAGACGAGTATAAATGTTGTCGATCACATCACGCTTCACAAAGCGATGGTGAGCAAGAAACGCACCGGCAAACAGTGCCGGAAGCATAGTCATCGGTTTGCGCTCCACTTCTTCGGCAACAAAGCCGCTTTTCTCCATCATCTCGACGGACTTGCGGGTATATTCCAGCGTGTAGGTGACGCCGGTAGTAGGGTCATTGATGGTCAACTGCTTTGCCATGACGAATCCTCCTTGTCAATATGGCGATTAGTGGCGTCTCAGGTCGCCGAAAAAGTGATGGGGGTAGACGGGGCAATGGTGATGTTCATGTCCACCACTTCATTCACGCCGCCGCCCACGGGGTACACGGACAGCTCGCCGTCAAAGGAAAACTTGCCGTTAGAACCATCGGGAGTGACCACGCCAGCGCTCTCCGTGCCGCCAAACCAAACTGCATAACTGGCTTTCTTGCCTTCGAAAGCTTTGAGAGCCTGAAAATCAGACAGCGTGTAGTTCGCGGTGAAGGACAGACCGTCAAGAGACTGGATACCAGCGATGTAAGTCTGCATATCATCACTCAGAGTGGTGGTTTCCAGCATTTCAGGCTCACCGCCGAGGTCGGGAAACTCCTTGATGTCGATCAGCTTGCTCCAAGTATCGCCGGTATCACCTTTCTTCATCAGAAAGGTTTTATAGGTCGAAATAGCCATTTTCATTTACCTCCTGTAAAGAGTAGTTCCATCTGTTTCGGCTTTGTACCGAGCTACCAGACGGTAGATTGTTGCGTTCTCCAAATTAGGAACGGGGGACAGAGAAATACGCCTGAAATTCTTGGCGTACATGAGATCGTCCACAAACCTCATGATCTTTCGGCAAACAGATTTCTTGCTGCCTGCCTTATCGGAGTAGACATTCACCTCGTACATTAACGTGGAGAACCTCTCCGTATCTCCGCTGTCCATGTGATCTTCCGTGGTGTAGTTATCCTGCTCCACCAAGCTCACATAGGGGAAACGGGTAGGAGCATTGACATACTCGCCGCTTACCAAGATACCGGGGAACTGCGCTCTCAGGGCTTCCACAATCGGCGTGTAGATTTGACTCTCCACATCAATCATGAAAACACCTCCTTCGCAATCTCCGTGAGCCGGTCTTGCAGCTCCTTTACCGTTTCGTACATCGGCATATTGGCGGGGTTGCCGTGGGTGATGACCACGAACCCACCGTTCTTCTTTTCTTTTAGTACACCGTTCGTACCGGGGTCGCCGTAATAACCCCAAGAGTGTTGCTTGCCGTGGCCCTGACCGTATTCACCACGCTTCATGCCGAGTTCTTCCGCTTCCGGGTGATCGTCCGGGTAGGTCACACCTGTACCGAACTCGATAAACAGGGTAGCCCCGCCTGTCGCCACCACCGCTCGAACATTGTTCCCACGGGTTTCTACCGTCACAGAAACATCATTCGTGCCGTCATAAACGGCTTGCGAGAACTTGACAGAAGCTCTCTCCATGCCCTCCTGCGCCACCCGGTCGAGAAAGACCGCAGTCCGCTCTTGAAGCCGGTTCTTCCAGTTCTCGGTTTCCTGTATCAGCCGCTCAATCCCTCTCCCGGAGAGCGGAACATTGATTGTCTGACTCACGATACCGTCACCTTACTGACCGCATAGGAAATGGAGTTGAGGGACTTGGCGACCCGGCGAACCACGTAATCGTAGAGCGGCTTCCCGTCCTCGTCATACTGAGGCTTCTTGTCGATGAACAGCACGGTATTCTCGTCAATGGGGCAGCTCAGGTCATCGGTAACGATCACCTTGTCGTACCCGGCGAAATTACCGAACTGCTCCACCTGAGCGGAGCCGGTCGCCGCCGAGATATTGGCGCTCATCGCCACAGCAGGCTTGTAGAACACGATTTCCTCACCAGTCTCGTTACCATACTCGTCCTTGGCGGAAACCTTACGGTCATACAGCAGATACCAGAAGGGCGATTTGTTGCGGTTCAGCGTCTTCATGCTCAACCTCCCATTACGGAAGCAAAGGGAACGATGTCCCTCAGCAGCGTAGGCGGCACATCTCCGTCTTCGTAGGAACGGGAGATGCCATTCTCGCTGTGAGCGGTCTGGCCTTCGGCACCCCGTTTGTTCAGCAGATACACAGCAATCTCCACCTGTACAAAACCGTACTGGTAGGGGACAAGCCGCGCATCCGGGTCATACGGATATGCCTTGCGGCATACCTTGTCACCAGCAATCGAGAGGTAGGTGGAAAGAATGCCCTCGTCTGTCTCGCCAGTCATGGCTTTCACCATTTTCAACTTCTCAGCGTCCGTCACACTTTCCACCTCCCGTCACGCTACCGGTTCCTCGCTTTTCTTACGAGACTTCTTGATAACCGGAATAGGATTGTTTTCAGACAGATTGAACTTGGTGATAATTTCCTCACGGGTGAGGGCTACGGGGTTGTCGAGGGTATCAACAACCACCGTACCCATCACAACAGAGGTACTTTCCAGTTCGCACCGAGTAATCACCTTGTCCTTTGCGGTAAAGCCTACATTACGGAAGTGATCTCCCTCCCGTACATACACTTTTCCGTCAGAAACATAGAACATGGTGAACCTCCTTAGCCGTTGGTAATGATCTTCGCCAGCGCAATCGTCTTGGGGTCAGCCACGATAGACCAGTTGTCGGAAGCAGCAAGCTGAGCGTCCGTGGGAGAAGCGGTGTAGCCGGAAGCGGGCTTAGTAAAGCTGAAACCGTTGGGGTGCATGGTTTCGCGGATACGAGTCACCAGAGCGTCATAGCCGCCGCCCTTGAGAGCGTCACGGGTCAGCTCGGAAGGAACCTTCACGGGCGCGGGAGCATACTGGATAGCGCCAAGACCGAGAACATAGGTGGTATAGGTCGCCGCTTTAGCACTCTCACCGGTGGTAGCGGCGGTAGTGGGACAGCCATCGTCCACGATAACGGTCATGCCGTTCACCGTGCCGATACGCAGGGGGCGTTCAACGCCGTTTGCGTCCGTGTACTTGAGGAAGTCCAGCAGTTTCAGGCCAGCCATGTTAGTGGCGACCTTGCTGTGCATAAACACAAGCTGGAAAGCGTCCTGATTGTCGCCCACGGCCTTCTGGATAGCGTCACCGATAGTGGTTGCACCCATCTTGTTTGCGTCACCAACGGTGGTAGAAGCGGAAGACAGGTCGGTGGTGTGGTTCGCCCAACCGGCAAACTCACCGCTGCCAGTCACGCCAAAGACCGCATTGAGGATTTTCAGCATGATGGACTGGCGCTGCTTCTGCCAATACTTAGACACCTGAGCCACGATCTGCTGCATGGGGTCTGCACCGCTGTTGTAGTCAACGATGAAGTCCTTCTCCTTCCAGCCATGCGCACGACCGAACACGATGCCGTTCTGAGCGCCGCCAGCGGGGTCGGTCAGGGTGATATCGGTTGCGCCATCGTAGTTCTCAGGAGTACCGCCGATGATCTTGTAGAAGGGCAGGGTGTAGAAGTCAGAGCCGTTGGCGATCAGTCGCGCCAGTTCTGCATTCGGAGCGACAGCGCCACTCTCAAACATAGCGGTCAGGGTGGGGTCTTTTGCGTTTGCCCAGTTGTAGTTAAACAACTCAGGGTCAAACGGGAAGCCGAGATAAGAAGCCATAGTGTTATACCTCCATAATTACTTCAAAATTGTCTGCCAGTCAGGATGTTCCTTGACGAACTCCAACTGGGCTTTAGTGTCGAGTTTCAGAAAATCAGCCTTGGTCATCTCGCCGCCCTTACCACCAGCAGGGGGCTTGGGGGTGTCTTTCAGAACCTTGGCTTTTACATCTTTCTCATACTGTTCCAGAAACTTCTTCTGTGCGGCAAAGACCTTATCCATTTCACCATTTGCCATAGCGATAGCGGCTTCGGTTGCCAGCGGCTCAGGATAACCCTGTGCGGCGAAACTCGCCTTGTAACTGGAAACGGTCTTCTCCTTTTCCAACCCCGCCAGCTTGTTCTTCATTTCCTCGAACATCTGCTCATTTTCCAGCTTCTTGCGTTCTTCCTCAGAAAGCAGCTCGTTGTGCTTCTTTTTCCAAGACGCAAGCTCGGAAGCAGTCTTGTCAAAGACATCTTTCTTCACATAGCCGGTATAATCAGGGTCGGGAAAGTCATAGTTTGCGAGGGCTTCCGCTTTCTGCTCTGCGGTCATATTCGCAAAGCCTTCAATGGTGGAAACATCAATCTTTGCCATACAATCGTTCCTTTCTGCGCTTTTTAGAGTGCATCTCCGCACTATACCTTTGTGTTTACGGTTCTCTCCGTTTTGCGATTTAAGGCTTCTCTGCCTATTCAACGCCTTACGGCGATTAAACCAAAAGAAAAGGGCTACCAATACCTTTTCGGTATCGGTAGCCCGTAATGGCTGTCCCTATCGCCTATGCGATAGGCTGTTCATATTTCTTTTTGCTGCTGACCGCCCATACAACCACTTTCTCGTTCCGCTGTGCAATCTCAACGGTCTTTCCCATAGTCAAGATTTCTTCAATCTTTCTGACCGCCACTGGGGTCAGGCGGATTTCCTTCTCCATCAGGATTAACCTCCTTCTGCTTGGTTGCGAGTTCAGCGGCCTTTTTCTCCTGTTCCTCAGCATAATCCATACTCATACGGTACGCGAGCTGCGGGTCGCTAAACATACCCGAATGTGTAAAGGCCAGAACAGGGGCAATCTTCGGATTAGCAAGCATAGTAGTCAATACTGTTGCTTTCTGAGCGATATTCTCATAATTGCGGCGAGTAAAGCGAACTTCTACGTTCGACAGCTTCAATTCCAGATCACTCAGATCGGAACAGATGTGCAGAACCAGCTTCAAGAACTCTTTTTCAGAGAGCTTGAACATCAACTCGGAGTCTTTTGCTCTGGCTTCCGCCGCCGACCAACCGTCACGCATGATAACCGCAGAACCCGTGTCGCTGGTGGAAGTACCACCATTGCGGTTCGGCATACCGCAGATCGTCAGCACCGTGTTATAGAGGTGATCGACCAGCGTTTGTGTCTGGCTCTGGTTCAGTTCGGAGGTCAGATACTTGATCTCCGCTTTATACTGCGGGTCAATGTCCTTGAACTTGATTGCACCCTCGTCCCGCAGCTTGGAGAAATCATCGCCGGAAATATCAACATTGTGAAACAGCATAAGCGCCTGAACAAACTGTTCTACACCGTCAAGACGGTTGCTGTCCACCGTATTGATAGCGTCCAGCAAGGGAAGGACGATCTCGAAAGCACCCAACCGGGCGTTGTTCGCCGGGTATTCGATAATGGGAATACCGAGCGACTGGGCTTCTTCCCGGACGATCATGCTCTGGTTTTCAACCTCGAAATAGCGGTCTTTCGTATAAATGCTGTAAATCACCGCACCGTCCGACCGCTGAATGTATTTCACACCCATTACGGGCGGTTCACCGATGGAATTGGCATACACCACGAAAGCAAACCGAGGGTCGAGAGTGTAAATCTCGAAGGGAGCTTCATCGCTTTCCTTCTCAAACACGCTGTCGGGAAGCACCATGCGGTATGCTGTGCCGCAGATGTGGAACCAATCCGCCAGTTCCTTATCCTTTGCGGCCTTATCTTCGGAAAGACAGTAGCCGTTCAGAGTGGTGATCTTGTCGGCAACTGACTTGTTGTCACTTCGGCTGACATACTGAATAGGTTCGCCCATCAGGTAGCCAACTTTGAAGGACACGATCTCATTGGCACGGTTCTCGACCACCGTATTTTTAATTTCCGGGCGAACTTCCTTCTTGCGGTTCAGCACCGGCTGTCTACCCTTGTAGTAAGCGTAGAGGTACTCCATATCCGCCTTGTTCGACCAATGCGTGATAAGCGCCTTTCTTAACACTTCCAGAACATTGTCCCGTGTGATTTCTGTCACATCAGTAAAGATTTTCTTACGACCGAAATGACCCAAGGCAGAATACCTCCCCTCTACCCATTTTCTCTCTTATCATTGTATCAAACTCTCCAATGCTTGTCAATAGCAAACTTTTAATTATACCATTCGCTACAACGAAAGTAAAGGACTCAAATGGGCCGTTTGAAAACCTCCACCTTGCCCCCGGACAGCATACGGATTTCGTTCTCCAACAGGGAGAGGGAATCGGGAGCGTCATCGTGCGGAACCTTACCGGAGCGAGTGTATGTGGTCACTTCCTTCATGAAGTTCCAATACTGACTGCCTCGCTTGTAGGTAGAAGGGTGCTTGAAGTAGAAGTTCTTCTTGATATTGTCCGAAGCGAACTCGATACGGGTCTGCTTATTGGAAATCGTGCGCTTCGTGCGGATACCAACGGAGTACCCACGCTCACGAATGATCTGGTCAACATCTCTGGCATAATACTGACCGGCGTTGTTGGACTCAAAAACAGCAGAAGCGACTTTATTCTCAATCAAGCACTTGGCGCATTCCGGCTTTGTCACCTCAGCGGGGGAGTCATCAAAGACCACATCAACGATATACACATCGCTGCCGTAAATCTTCGCCACCGGCATGGAGGTCGAGTCTGAACCACTTTCCGCCGTATCGCCAACGGCGATGATGGTATCCGGGTCACGGTCTTTCGGCAGCTCGAAGAAATAGTTCAGCTCTTCCTTGTTGAACAGCAGACCCTTCGCCTCAAAGGGCTGCTGCTGGAACTCACTTTCAAACTGCTCTGCGCTCAGAAGCTCCCGCTGCTCCCGAAAATAGGCGGTGGTAAAGACTTTCTTGCCCTCCCGCTCGTATTCATAATTGCTCTCGTCCGTCACGAGATCGAGGGCGGGTATCTCAATCGCTCTCCAAGCCCAGCCTTCCCGCTGTGCGTGTTCCTGCACACGACCGATAGGGTCATACAGAGAATACCGAGTGCCGGTAAAGACCATCGGCGTACCTTCAATGGCACGACCCATAATATCGCCAGAGATCACTTCCCACTTGTCATCAAGCCGCTGGCGGTTCTTCGCTTCCTCACGGCCCTCCACGCAGTCATCAAGGTAGAGGACATTGGTGGCCTCGGACAAGCCCACCTGCCGAGCGTCAATGGAACGACACATGATGGTGGGGAAACGGGACTTGCTTTTCAGGTTGACCGTCTTCGTGTCGGCGTTGGTCTGCACCAGCCGTGCGTCCGGGAATACATCGTAGAACAGGTACTCGTTGGGAACGGTCAGGTATTCCAGACAGCCGTTGTAGAAGCTCTTTACAAGGTCATCGCCTGTCCCTTCCATCAGGGTAGAGCGATCAGGGAACTTGCCGGAGAGCATATTCACAAAATTGATGCCTGTTTGTGACTTACCCGCTCGTTTCGGCATGGAGATCGTCAAAAGGCGCAGCTTCCCGTCCAGAACATCTTGAAACCCCTGTACCATCGGCCTGAGATAGTGCTTGCGGGGGGCATAGAACCGCTTTTCCGGCTTGCGGTCGAGTTCAATGTAGGTCATGAAAGAGTCAAAATCATGGGGTGCTTCAAAGAGAAGACACCGCCGCCACTGTTCATAGAACTTCGCTCCACCCCCACGGACTACCTGATCTGCAGAAAGCGCCAGCAGCTCCTTGTTCACTTTATGTGCCGCCGAGAAATCTTCGGTTTCCCACTCCCGGCACAGAGAAAAGAGGTCGCTGTACGCTCCGTTATCTCCCGGTCGGCGGTCAATCACGGCTCGGATAGAGCCGGAGAGTTTTTCATAATTCATGTACATTTCCTTTCCAACAAAAAACGAGCTACCCGTGTATTTCTACACAGATAGCCCGTCATGGCTGTCACTCCTGCCCTTGCAGAAGCCGATTATAAAATTTTAGGAATGATAAACGCCAACACCAAAAGGATGAATATCACTTCAATCATAAAACCAATAAACTTGAAAAAATATTTCATTGGGCTATCATCTCACAATCTGACCACGATCCAGCGCTAAGACATTCCCCAATAAAGGTAATCGTGTCTCCGACTTTTACGGTTTTGAGATTATCTTCTTGGTCTTTCTCGAACTCAGCATAGAAAACAACAATAGTGTTATCAACTTTAGTTTCAAGAGTCAGGGTTGCTCCACCAGTAAGATTAAATAGGCCGTCGTTCGTCATCCCATCGATCTTAGCCGTGATTTGATAACGATTATGCTTATACATATCATCTGCCACCAGCTCGTTATCTTTATAGGCTCTATAAATCTCATCGAAGGTGGCCGTACCCACTTCGTTCGTTAGAAGCTCTGGTGTAGGAGTAACTTCAACCTTGGAATCGCTATTCCCCGTTGAGCCATCGTCTTGCCCGAAGATGGCGATTATTGAACTAATTGCGATAATAATTACGACAATCCAAAGCCAGCGCCTTTTCTTCTTTGTCTTCATTCATCACCAGCTCCCTTCAAAATTGGCTCGTGAACGCCCTTAACCCAATTCATATTCCCGTATTTATACATACCCTCGTACAGAGGACGATTGCCGAGAATACTCTTGATGGTGGACACCTGAAACCGCTTGCCAGAACGGGTCTGGTATCCCGCCTTTTCAAGCAGCTCCGTGATACCCAGCATGGAAACGCCGTCCTCATGCTTCTCGAAGATAAACTTCACGATAGGGGCTTCCTGCTCGTCAATGGTGAGAACACCATCAACCACCTTGTACCCGTAGGGACGGCGACCGCCGCTGTACCCGCCGCAGGAAGCCTTGATGGAACGACCCTTGCCAGTTCGCAGAGCGATGTTCTTTCTCTCCTGCTCTGCCACGAATTGAAGCAGCGCACGGTAGATGTTGGCAAACTCGCTACCTTCTGTGAAGCTCTCCTGTGTACTCAGAAGTTTGATGTTCTTCTTTTCCAGCACATACAGGTAGTAGAAGTACAGCTTGGTATCACGAGCCACACGGTCATTCTTGAATACGATCACCGCTTCATAGGGAGGGTTGCTTACATCATCCCCATAAAGGATTTCGTTCAGGCCGGGACGGTCATCTTTCGTACCGCTGATTTCATCAATCTTCCAGTCTACGATGTTATAGCCGTTGTCGTTGGCGTAAAGAAGAATGGCCTGCTTCTGAACCTCGATACCGTATTTGTCATCATCGGCCTGTCGCTCGGTGGAGACTCGGATATAGCCGATTGCGTTTTTGAATGTCATCATAAGATCACTCCCAATATAAATAATCTGACTGCCATCTTTTAACCATATAATGATAGCGTTGTCAATCTCGGTAGGTGCGAACAGAGGAATACATGGACGATAATCGGAAATCAATTCTCGGTCTATTTTAGTGCTTTTGAGGAACTTATTATAAATTTCGCCATATGTCATCATAAGATCACCTCTTGCATCTAAGATAGCATAAGTAAATGTAATTGTCAATAGGTAAGTGCAAATAAGTCTTTTTATTTTTTGCGGGTATTTTTCAGCTCACCCCGCCCTCGCTGCCGCTGGCATATCCCCCGCCCCCGTCGCCCATTCACGCCGCCCCGATCAGGCCGGAAAAGCGCAAAAAATAACCGCCCCGGAATGGCACCGGGGCGGCGTTCACTTATTCAATTTCAATATTTCAATCAGGATTTGCACCGGCAGCAAAAGCAGCAAAAGAATTAAATACACGCTTCCACCGCCCTTTCAATTTGCTTTATATATCCATTGTCCAACCCGGACAACATCACATTTATAGCCCCCAAAATCCCGGCGCATTCCCGCAACACTTCCGGATATATGAATACAAGGACAATTTACAACATACTTATCCCCGCCCGCATTTATCCACGCTTTCAAGGATTTATAATAATGGCCTGTTGTTTTCATTGAATAACCCGCCCTTCAACCCACGCACACCCACACAAAAGCGGGGTTATATTTCCGGCCTTTATAGGGCTTTACCGTGATATTACAAAAGCAATTTACAACCCCTTGCGCCCATGTTTCATAGCGTATAAAGGCCGCTACATTATCCGGGGCGATCAGATAGCAGCTTGCGCTGCCGTGCTTTTTCCTTGCGTATACCATGCTTTACACCTCTTTCACACAACTTCTACAATTTTTAGAACATGATACCGCCCCAATACGGCATAAATGGCGGACTTATTCGGCGCGTATAGCTCCATAATTCCATAATGGCGGACTTTCACCCAATACACCCGGCAAAACTCACGCAAGGAAAACGCCCACCCGCCAATTTTAACAACAGGGTTTTGCAGTGTTTCCAATGTCGCGAATTGCCTGTAATATTCCTTTATGGCGTTTTTATCGCCGTTTTCGTATGCCGCGATAGCCACAGCAACGCGGGATTTTAACGCGCTTTCGAGCGGCGCGGGTTCCCAATTCACGAATTGCCAATATTTCATAATTAAACCCCCATTCTAATACATTCATCAAGCGAAACCTTATACCCATGCACCCGGAAAAAAGCTGCCCCTTTCCGGGTATACTGTATCTTGCACCGGTGGAACGCTTTACCGCCGCCCCATGCACCGGAAACGCAATAAACATAATCGTTAATGCCGTATTCAATACCCTTGATTTCAAGCCCATTCAAGCCGCTATAATATGCAATGCTTTCCCGGCTTTCGCAATATTCACGCTTATTCATGATTGCAAACCCCCTTTATAAAATCCCTTGCAAGGCTTTTCAGGCTTTCCCGCTGTTGTTCATAGGAAAGGCTATAATCATAGCGGATTTTTTCGGCTTGCGTTTCATACCGTTCACGCAATTCATAAGATGGGCGAATATTTCCGAAAGGGGCATAGCCTGTTACAATGGCAACCCCGCCGCCCATATCGTAAATATCAGCCGCCCACCCCTCACGGCGTACTGTGTACGCAACGGGGATTTCATAATTCAAAAGGGTTTGCAATCCGCAATAGGGAACGCAAATAATTTTATTGTAATTCGCCCGGATTGCCTTTTGTGTTGTCTTGAATTTCATTTAATACACCCCTTTCAATAATTCATGTTGTTAGCTGCACGGCGGTTACACATAGCTTTCAAACTTTCGGCGGGGGTCACATCCGCCGCTTTCGGCTTTTCCGTTTCTACCGGCTGCATATCCCACCACGATTTCCCGCCGCCGTTCATATCATAGAACGAAAGAAAACTATTTACATGGCGCATTGTGGTAGCAGAATAACCGCTCCACATACGAACGAACCGCCCCGCCGCCGTGATGCGGCAAACAAAAGTATTGTAGGACTGTAAAACTTTTTCGCCGTTGTCCGTTTCAATGATTTTTGCCTTTCCGTAAAAACTCTTTGCCCGTTCATAACCCATAACAGGCAGATCATAAATTTTCATAATGCAAACCCCTTTCAAAATTCAATTTGCGTTTACTGCCTTTCGGTAAATACAAGATAGCATATTTGCATTTACTTGTCAAGCGTAAATACAAAAGAAAATCAAGATTTTTTGTAAATGCGGCCGCTATACATTATAAAGGGCAAAAAACACGGCCCCGATCAAGCCAGGACACCGGCAGCGCCAATCAGGCCCAGGAAAGGAAAAGCCGCCGACCCCCGGAGCGGGAGATCGGCAGCTCTGTCAAAGTCGCAAGCCCTCGCCGGAAAGTCGCAAAGTCGTTCGGGCGAAAGTCGTGAAAGTCGTGGGATAGTCGCAAAGTCGTTCGGCATAGTCGTAAGCCATAGTCGCAAAAGTCGTGAAAGTCGCTCAGTCTTCCGAGCCAGAGTCGATAGTCGTTCCGATCACATCTTCGAGATACTTCTTCTCCAAGTCCTCGGCGGGAACCTGATCTCCGAGTTGCTGGTTGGGTGTCAACACGACCTCCTGCTTGTCCGCATAGCCCATGTTGTTCTTCATCAGGAAGATACCGGCGACCGGATTGATCTTCCCGTTCTGCATATAGTTTTCCATCTGAGCGTTCAAAAATTGATACGCTTTTTTTAGTGTGGTACGACTTTCGGTGGGGATATAGGCGCTATCCACACCATTACACCAACACCACAGAGTTTTTCTATCAACCCCAAACGCCAATGCCATACCAGCAACAGAAGGCTTCATATCATCTTCGGCACAAATCCGAAAGTAATTTCCAATACGCTCAGCCACAGCTCTCGGCTTGGTCATATCCACAGAAGGCCAGTCCCACATTCTCAGATCGTGTTCGAGAAACTTCCGATTATCTCCCGGTTGAAGCTGTGCCGTACTATCAGGCCGCTTATTGCCGCCAGTACCCTTCGGTCTGCCACGACCTCGTTTTTCCACAATTTCATCTGCCATAGTCGTTTTCTCCTTTCAAAGTCGCCAAGGTGATAAAGGTGAGTAATCGGGTGCATTTCCCTATAACTATTTCTATATACGCGCGTATAAGAGAGAGTTATAGGCATTTATGCCCGATTACTCACCTAACTCACCTAAAATACGAAAAACAATTTTTCAAAACACGCCAATTTGAAAAAAGTCTTTGCAAAAACACTCACCTTTATCACCTTTATCACCTAACGGCGGCGTCCGATGTATTCATCAATGCTAATTCGCAACGCGTCCGCAAGCAGCTCGATTGTATCAATTCGCCCATTTCGCACCGTGGCGCGTTCCAGTGCATAGATCGTGGTTGTGGGCACACCTGAAATCCGCGACAGTTGTGCCGCTGACAACTTAGCCCTGTTGCGTGCTTTACGCATACTCTCGCCCTTTGTCATTACCATTTTGTGTTTCCTCCTTTCGGAATAAGATGAATATCTTTGTCTACACGTTTTCTTGTGTCGGCATCATCCAGCTTGTAATCTCCCATGATTTCATGTACGGCGTCATGCAGAACGGACAGTCTTCGTGCATCTTCTTCGACGGAAATAGACTTGATATATTCAACAATCAGCTTCGCGTCATTAAGTGTCCAATGCGGAATTCGTCCATTGCCAAACAGCCGCCTCCCAATGGCATTAACCGTTGCCGGTGAAAGCCCAAGCTCGTAAGCGATTTCTGCGTTTGTATAAATAACTTCGCCTTTTGCGTTAATCATTTTCTTTCCTTTCTCCGTAGCTGCAAAAATCGTTGCTGCCCACATTGCGTCTATTGCTCGGTGCGTGCATATTGTGACAGGTCAGCGTACCCGGCTTCCCATACCGCTGGGTAAGATCTGACGGCAATGTGCTGTGCTTGCAGTCCTTGCAGTGCACCACAGGAACAACGTCGGCAGCGGGTGTTCGGAGCACAATGCTCCGAACGAGTTTTTTGGCAGTTGCGATTGTAACGGCGGCTTTTTCATCCTCTGGCGCATCCGGCTTCACTAATGCGAGCGCCGCTTCTCGCTTGATGCATTCATCCATTATTCATTCTCCTTTCGGCGGCTGGGGAAGTGGCATCCAATGGGTAACAGTTGCCGTCCAACTATCATTATCCAAAAACCAAGTATCTCCAATCAACTCACCAGCATATATGAAGTTTTTATCTGTGCAGATTATCACGATCTCATCGTTTTTAGGCAACCTATCTTTGACCGAAATCCACTCCTGCGCCGTTCCGCGCTCAATGTATTCCGCCATTGTCAGCTCTCCTATTCCACTTGTTTATAGCGCGAGATACTTTGCCATGAATTGACGTTCTGCATCCGCATTTCAGGCATATAACGAACCCAGCCTTGCTTCTCATCAAAATATTAGAGGTGTAGCCATGACTGCCACTTCCACAGCCCGTATAACGGACTTGGGCTTTGCCTCCACAAAACGGGCACGGTTCAAGTTCGTATTCAGTCATTGTAAGCACCTTCCTTTTCACAAGCTGGTTGATAGCAGTTAAACAACACATCATCAGTGTCACACACGCAGCACGGTTTACCGTCGCAAGCGCTTGGCGGGTAAAATACACAAGTATCGCAACTCATCACTCCACCTCCTGCATCCAGAACTCTCTACGACAGTCAGAACATACCAGTGTTGTACATTCCCCATGTCTGTTCCGGCGTTCAGCAGAAACGCTTAGTGGGCATAGCATTAAGCACCCACTTTCGTCAATTTCCGACCCCGGCCACTGCTCCAAAAACACGCTCTGCCGCGTCTTGCGCGGGTGCTCCTTCGACCACTGTTCCACCACCGCAATGGTTTTTTCTAAAAGCTCAATGACGTTATCGCATCTGTCACCGTGGTACTCACACTTTGTACAATCGCTGGTCGATTTACACATCCGTCTGAATTCACTAAAAAATTCTGCCACGTCCATGCTCACACCCCCACCTCCTGCATCGCCTGACGCATAAACGATAACTGCTGGCGCAGGTCGTCGATTATCCTATCTTTATGCACGAGCATCTCTTCATAAATTGCGCAGTCCTCATTCAGTTCCAAAAAATTGGATTTAAATTTAAGGTGCTGGAAGTGTTCTTCACGCGCATATTTTAAGAGCATCTGTACTGCACATCGAGCAGCCGGTGAAAAATCAGTACAAGAGTACGGCCGATCCAAAAGCTCCTGTACGTTTTTGATTTCTTCTGCATCCGGCGTAAATTCAAACTCTTGTGTGTAGTTTCCCCATTTTTCGTTACCCATGACACCTTTCCTTCCTTTCAAAGTTGTGGAGGGAGATCATCTTTTCACGGGTGAGTTTGTCAACCACTCGACCGATCTCAGAGTAGCCGCAGACCGCCGCCAGCCGTTCGAGATTGCCCTTGGTCTGTGCCGTGACTACGATGGAAATACGGCGGAGGTTCTTTTTCTCAGTCTTCATCGCTTTCCTCCTTGTAGTCAGACGGGTTCTCAACCTCCATCCTCAAAATTTCAGCGATTTTGCGCATACAAAACTCAGCCAGTTCCTTACTGGTAAAATACCCGCAGATGTTGAGCGCACCTCTCTGTTCAACACAGAGCGCAATATGCTTGCGGTTGGAGATACGGTATGCGCCTACGCTGATTTTGCCGTTAGTCAATACAAGTGCCATTATGACGCTCCTTTCAGTCTGAGATTCTTGTAGACGGGGTAGCCCTGATACACGACCTTGCCGCCGTGCCACTCGGGGTGCGTTTCCATGTCGGCATTGAACCGCTTGGCGGAACAGGCAAAGTACCCGTTGGACTTGCACCAAATCTTGTATGCGTCAAAAAGGGACTTCGAGCGGATATTGACTCCCTCGGCCTGCTCACAGCGTTCTTCGAGGAATTGCAGGCACAGGTCGTTATCACGCTCATACTGGTTGACCACCTTCCGCATGGCGGGGGACATTTTCAGACCGAAACGCTTGTACTTGAAGTATCCGGCGACCAGCCAAGCGAAAATGCCCTGCATGGCTTCCTGCGTCTGAAACTCATTTTTTAGATTCTTGTCCTGCTCCGCTTCGGTAAAGTGACGGTTGAACTCGATCACTCGCACACGATCGGAAGCGAACAGGGACTTGTCGCTGACGGTGGGAAGATCGTTGCAGGAGAGCCAAAGGGTGAACTGCGGCAGGAAGGTTGTAGCAGTCTCGTAGAGGTTCCGAGCCTTGATTTCTTCGCCACCCGTAAGCTGCTTGATTGTTTCCTCGTCCAGCTTGCCATACTGGTTACTCTCTGCCATTGTGACAAACCGTTTGCCTTTCAGAGAAGCCAACATGGGGTTCGCTGCTTCGGCGTTCTTCGAGCGTTCTGCCTTGCAGATGATTGACACGGGGGACACGGAAGCATAGTCACCGAGAAGGTGGTGAATTGCCGAGAGCATGGTGGACTTGCCGTTGCGAGTGGTCTTGCCGTGGAGAATGAACATACATTCCTCATTTGCCACGCCCAACATAGAGTACCCCAGCGCCTTTTGCAGATAGTCAGCCTTGTCTTCGTCATTACAAGTGACCTCCGCAATAAACTTCTCCCAGCGGCGGCACCGTGCGTCCTGCAAGGTGTAGTTGAAGTTGGTCTGCATGGTCAGAAAGTCGTGCCAGTCATGCTCCCGGAACTCCATCTTTTCGAGGTCGAAAGTGCCGTTTTTGCAGTTGATAAGGTAGGGATTCGCATCAAACTCCGCCGAAGCGATGGGAAGCACGCTGGCAGCGTCTTTCATCAGCCGGTCACGGAAGCGCCGGTCGCCCATCTTCACGATGAACTTCATGTACTCGGTGCGGCGTTCTTCGTTGGCGATCTCGCCACAGTAGAGAGCCATTAGGCGGCAGAACTCTTTGATTTTCTCCGCTACCAGCAGAGAACCCGTGTCTTTGCGCCATGCACCATCTTTGTAAGTAAACCAACTTTTCGCTTCGGGGCAGTAGCGGGTATCATTCTTGTAGCACTCGGAAAACAGCTCCGCCATGCCGGACTCGTCCCACGAATACCCCGTTCCGCTGATCGGGTGGCTATGCTCAGGCTGCGCTTCCTTGATCTGAAACATCACTCTGGACTGAGCTTCGTCCATGATGTAGCGACCGTTGGAGAGCTGAAAAAGAGCCTGTTCTTCGGGGACGGTTGTGATTTCATCAGCCATTTTCAGCACCTCCGTTCATCTTCGCCCCGCAGTTGGGGCAGTAGTTAATAGGAAATACAGACAAGCAAGTATCCTCCTGCCAAATCCACATTTCTTTGAATTCCGCATCAATTTCCACAGAAATACCATTGCCACGATCCCGTGTAAGAACTTCTTTCCCCAAACATAGGGGGCATCTCCTATTCGCAGCTTCCCGTTCGATGGATTCAGCCATATTCTCACTTCCTTTTCTTTATCGCTCTCGCCAGCATCACAGCGGCGCAGTTCTGAGAATCTTCGTCCCACCATGCGCATTTCTCGCCAGAACATAGCAAGGCTTGATCTTCGCTCGGATTGAGCGGACAATATTTGTCAAGCGCGTTTTCCATGCTTACCTCCAATAATTAAAGCGGTCGAAGATATCAAGATTACGTATTTTCTTCCGCCGATCATTTTCGATTTCCTTACGGCGCAAGTAGTCTGCATGTTCTTTTTGATATCGTTCGCACTTAGCGTGACAACCCGGATGCCTGTCCGGGCATTTGTAACAGCATTGGATACCAGTAGTCATCTTTTATACCTCGTCACTGAATTTACAATTAGTTCGACCTCGGACTGCGGGAGAGGGGGCTTGCAGGCTTGGGAGTTGGCGTACAACAGCTCTTTGTAAATCTCTGCTTTGGTGTATCCTTGGTTATGGAGCTGACCCGCCAGAGAAGTCAGGCTGAGGTTCCGACTTCCCGGTGTGATAGGCGGGTATTCAGGCTTCAAATGCAGCTTACCGTTTTCAGGGCGGCGGTAGATGGGAGAATATATTCGGGTACCGTTGATAGGGATATTATTGTCCTTAACAACATCGGGAAAATACTTCTCAACCACATAGTCAATCGCTGACTGGTTTTCAACGATCTCGGAGAAGATCAAAACCTCGCCGGTCATAATGAAGTACCGATTGCTCTTGTAAATCTCCACGGCGGCACGGTTGTTCTTGCCCTTGAAGGGCAGCTCACCACGAACGAGAATATGAACCCCTCTCCCGCTTCTGGACTTTTCCGTGTAGGAGTGGCAACGACTGATAATATCAGCCGCCAGCGGGTTTAGAAGCCCATCAGTAAAGCCATCGTCAATGTCGATACCTACGACCCCTGTATCGTGAAACACATAGCCAAGACCGTCATAGTAGCCGTGCTGGACATTGTGTTCAGCGTCAATATAATTTGACCATGTATCAGGATTAGAGGAAGAAGCCGCCTTTCTCACGGTGGCCTGCATGGGAACCTTTGACCCTTCCCATACATTGACCCATGCCTTTTCCTCTCGGAGTTCAGCGGGTATATTCAAATAGCTCATAGGCTTACCTCAGCTTTCATACGGACTCGGTAAAGACCAGTCCCATCTATCGCCGCCACGGTAGGCGTTGCGGAAGTGGTTTCTCTCGCCATCACCAGAAAACCACAAGTAATCAGCGGGGAGGACACGACCAACCTCAACCTGACCTTCTCTCTCTGCATACCAGCGGGATAACACATCTATACAGAGAGTAATCAAATCGTCATCGATCGGATTTTTCGCATTGTACCCTACGAATTGTTCAGGTGCAGTCACGACCGTTATAATATCGCCGTAGCCATGATCGACCCGGTTGAGCACACACCATACACAAGCCGCTTTCTCAGCGTCAGAGCTGACCCCCTCTGGCTTCTCCCCATAGCATTTTCGCCAGTACAATCACTTCCTCGTCTGTCCACGGCTGAGGCGTCACCTCCGGCTTTGGCTCCGGGGTGACTACCTCTACCACCTCGACAACGGGAGAAGGTTCTTCAACCTCAACCGTGGGCATTTTCCAACAGAGAACGGTGATAATGATGACGAACCATAGGGAGATTGTAATGGTTAGCTCTCGCAAGGAGTCTTAGCCTTGCTGGACTTGGGCTTTGTCGAGGTTCCAGCAAAATAGAACTTGTCATCTACGCAGATGGGGAAATCGGGAAAGAGCTTGCTGGCAGTCTGCACCCCACGAGAGCAAATCTGCTCTGCCGCCGCCAGCGACATTTCATCTTTCACGAAGTCTTTTCCAGCAGCCATGATATACGGCACTTTGCCATTAATGTTTTTCAGCTTCATTAGGTTCTCTCCTTTCACGGTTCCATGCTTCAACATCAACGCCGATACGCTTCAACATTTTTTTGCAGAGCCATGTGTAATCGTCCGGCATCTGATAATACTGAATAAGGCGATCATGCTCGGCGGAGAAAGCGTCATAGAATTCCCGCAGGCGTTTCTTGCCGAAACCAAGGTGAACATGGAGGGTGTAAAGCACCATAGCGTCAATGTCATCAGCGTAGCGCCTGTCGGCTTCCACGATCTGACGATTGATTTCCATCTCCATCGCTTTCTTCTCGGCGGCAGTTAAGACCGCGCCAAACACTTTGCCGCCAGCTTTCTTAACCCTCATACCTCAATGTCCTCGAAGAAGACGGGATAGGTCTGTTTCAACAGGGTCAGGAGCATATTGGCAACGACCCGCATATCGGGGTGAGCCGCAGCAGCACACCGCAGTTTTAGGAAATGACGCCATTCTCTGATATCGGCGGTCATGACCACCTCAGTCTTCAAGCTGTTCGGAAGGACAGATCGAGCTTCCTGAGGGGTACAACCCTCGTCCAGCAGATCAAAGTAGGCAACCTCCGCTTGCTTACACGCTCGTTGCCAAATCCGGTATGTAGAATCTTCTTTATCAAACGTAGAGGGGCGAATAACGGTGATTTCACTGCCGAAGCCCTCCTTGCCGTAATTGCAGTACCGGGTGGACTCCTGACAAAACGCCGCCAGACGGTGACGGACAATCTCATGGCTTACGCCCCGGTCGCAGATGAAGCGGACAGTGAGAGAACCATGTTCAATGACAGCTTCGTGACCGCACTTGATAATGCCACGGACAAACTTCTCTGCGCTTCCGTCCGTGATTTTGTCCTCGGACTTGTAGCAAGTACGCCCAGCAGCTTCGATGGTGGTCAGAAGGGTCTTATATTCGGGAGCGTTGATAAGCTCCACAGAAGGTTCAATGATTTTCATGCTTTACACCCCCGCAATATGGCTCGCCAGCATATCGGCTTGGTGCGTCCACAACACATTCGGGTAATTACGAACCGCACGGGTGTAGTCATTCCACTCGTCCTTATCGGTGAAAGCGCCCATGTGATAGCGGATACACATGATTTCTTCATCAGTCAGCGTGTAGAACTGAGAGAGAAGCATAACGGACTTATCGCCGTGACCTTTTAGAAGGGTGTCGGGGTTGTACTCATACCCGCATAAAGTTTTAACAAACTTCATGGGCTTCGGGTCATTTAACGGTGACAATTCCAATTCCTCTCTCATTTCATACTGAGGGATATACTGGTCAATCTTGCACAGGTCATGGAACATGCCCACGATGTATGGAGAACGGTGGTTCTTCCATGTCAGGTGATTGTCCTCGGTGAGTTGGACAAGGAACTTAGTGACAGCTACCGAGTGTTCAATCAACCCGCCCTCACGGTTGCCGTGATACTTGGTGGAAGCAGGAACAGTAAAGAAGCCGTTGGTAATCAGGTAATCCACCATGTCATCGGAAACAATAGAGGTTCCGTCAGGCAGCTTCATGAAGTTCAGAAAATCGGTCACTTCGGACTTGGAGAAGCAGTCAGCCATGATAACCCTCCCCGAAATATTTCTCACATTCACCCATGGGACACTCGCAAGCGTTGAGAGGGTGGTCATCGTTCCACTCCCCAAGTTCTACTTCTTTCACCTCGACATGGTGTGAAAAAATGTCCAGAGCGTTAGTTGTGACTTCTTCGAGAGCGGTCTTTACATCTCTCTTGTTACATTCGCCAGCGGGGTCAACGAAATAGCCTGTGAATTTGAAAATCTTAGCCATTTTCGTACTCCTTCCTATGGATACTTTTTTCGCTGTCGAACCCGTCAGGATAACGAGCCAGCAGCTTATCGACATTGTGCTGTGCCACATATTCGAGGGTCACACCCAATCCAGTCGCCAACTGTGCGACATACCAGAGAACATCGCCCAGCTCGTCAACCATCTTCATCGGGTCAAAGTCATGACCCTGAAACTCGGTCTTTTTCAGAATGTCAATGCACTCTCCAGCTTCGCCGTTCAGACCGTAACAGCCGTTGCGAACCTTATCCCACGAAGTCAGGTCGCCGGAGGTGCGCTCGGCAGCTTTCTGATAATCATTCAGCGTCATCGTCAGCGACCTCCTTCTCCAACTCTGCATACAACATCGTGTGCATACAGACGGACTCGGACTGGCCGATAGGCCGCAGAACGGTTCTCTTTTTCAGAGTCCACCCATCACGCAGAGCCGCATTTACTTCGTCGTCAAAGAGGGTGGGATTGTCCAGACGGTTCCGAATGGTTTTAATTTGCAACATCTTCCGCTACCTCCATTTCCAGCACCGTCATAATGGCGTAGTTGGCAAGGTCAATCAGGGTGTCACGGATAGACTCGTCGTTGACTTTCTGCTCACAGCCACGGGAGAGAGTCTTAAAGCGGCTGAGTTTATCGCCCAAACGGATACGAGCCATCGCCATTCCTTCTTCAACAAAGGTCTGGTGGAAGCTGTCACCGTAGTCATGGTTCTTCTGCTCATAGAGCCTGTTGATCTCCTTGCAGATTTCAGCGTGGCGCTGAACCTTGGAGAGCGAACAAATATAGGCTTCTGCCATTGTAGCTTATCCTCACTTTCAACATAGTTTTCAACATACCATTGGCGAGGGAGAGCGTTTTATTTTAGCCCTCCCTCGCACCCGGTATCAGTCAAGGAGAGCTGCCAAATCCATCGGGGTCTTATGAGCGGCCTGAGAAGCCGCAGGAGCGGTTTTAACAGCAGGGGCAGCTACCGTATCGCTAGAGCTGTCCCAGCCCTCAGAGGGGCGTTTATCCGTCAAACGGACGAAGGTAATGCTCTGTCCGGGCTTCCTCTTGTTCTCCTGAACATCATGCTCCACATCGCACTCGATGAAGTGACCAATCAGGTCGGTGTGGTCGATCTCGGTCAGGTCGAAATTGTTGAGGGCGGTCTTGGCAAAGTAGCTGAAAGCGTTGTATGCACCCTCGTTGGGAGAGCCATTGGTGTTCAGCAGAGAGAAGCGCTCGATGTGCTTACTGCCGGTCTGCGTCCGCATATAAACTTCCAGCTTGCCGAAGTCTTCCTTGTACTTCACATCGGTAATCTGAAAGACATGAGTCCCTTCGGGAATGGGGGTAAAACCCTCGGTGAGTCCGATTTTAGCCATTGTTTTTGTCCTCCTTCATGGTGTAAAAATTGAGCTGTTCTGTGTACTCGCAGGGGAAGATGATACCAACCAACTGGTCTTCGTCATCGGGGTACTTGGCGTACTGCTTGACCAGCAGGGCCTTCGGTACGCTTTTGTCGCTTTCCAGATCGTAAGCGTACAAGATTTCGCAGAAGTCAGACTTCTCGATCAGCGACCAGTCATCATTGGTGACGGGAAGGGTCATGGTGTTGTCCTGCGTGGCGAAGATGCGAACACAATCCCTGATTGCCCCGTCCGGCTCAGGCATGATTGCCTTGACCAGTGTGGCGTACTCTGTGCAACCGACCTGAGAAATCAGGCGACCAATGCCGTCAGGCATTTTTTCGTTGCTGTACCCGGTCACGCTGCGGATACCATCGGGAATGAGCATAAGTACGGACGGGGAAGCGAGCCAGCGTTCGCCCATGTACTCGTAGATAGCGCCGCCATCAGGGGCGAGGGACTTCACGAACTTGGAAAACTTCATAGGTCAATCCTCCTTAATGTTTTTTGGGGAAATGCGGTAGCTGTCCTCAGTGGTCGTGTACTTCGCCAGAATACCGTCCGCTTCCATAGCGTCCTTGTCGATCTTCGTGGTAGAAGTGTGGCTGACTTCCCACTTATAGGTAGAGCCAACGATAGACACCTTCTTGTCACCGTCACGGAACTGAGCGATTGCGGCTTCCTTAATCATGTTAGTCAAGACCTTGTATCGCTTCTCGTCCTCAGCCACCTCAGCGGCGTGAGCATCCAGCTTGGCTTTCAGGTCTTCGGCTTCCTTGACCAGCGCCGCCATGTCCGTTTCAGGAGACAGATTATTGGTGCGGAGGGCTTTCAGGATTTCAGCGTCCTTTCGCTCGTCAAAAGCAGGGGAAATACCAGTTTCGACATACGCTTTCCACCATGCAATAGCGGCATTCACATATTTTTTGAAATTAGGATACCGCTCGGACACCTTGAAAGGACGGGTGATGGTATTTTTACCGCTGCACACGAACTTCTCAGGATTGTCGTAATCCTTGGGTTCGAGGAAGGAAGCGACCATGATAACCTCGTCCACGCCGAGAAGGTAAGCGTACAACGCCGCCTGCAAAGCGTAATATTCGGGAATATCGATTTTCCAATCCTCGACACGCTTGGAGGTCTTCATTTCGAGGACGGTGGTGGGCTTACCTTCCTTATCCACCAGAAGGTAGTCCCAGCTACCGCCAAGGACTTTCTGATCGGGGAAGAAATCGCCCCATGTACGCTGGAAATAGTTCTCTCCAAACACATCGGTAGGGGTGATAAGGTTGCCCATCATGTAGGCTTCCTTCATGTACTGAGCCTGCTTCGGTTCAATAATTTTACCGGCGATGGTGTAGATCGTATCCTCGAACGGCTTCTGATAGGTGCGAGTTACTTCGCACCAAATCTCGAACGGCGTAGACCACGGGTTCAGACCAAGGATAGTGGCAAAGCGAGTGCCGGTCAGCTTCTTCGGACGCTTGGGAGGGATAATCTGAATTTTGTTGCCGTCAAGCCATTCCACACTTTAGCCCTCCTTCGCCGCTTTCATCTCATAGCCAGCCAGCATATCGTTCACGCCCTCGATCAGAGCGTCACACTTGTCGGCTTCGATCTTGGAAAAGCCCTCGGTCTTCATGGCGATGGTCTGCACGAACTGTTCCTGCTCTGCGTCAATATCCAAGAGCTTTTTCAGCAGACCTTTCAGTGTACCGACCTGTTCCTTGGTAGCCGCACCAGCAGGAGCGCCGGTCAGTTCCTTCTTGATCTCCTGACGCTGTGCAGCGGTCACAGGGAGCTTCTTGGTGACGGCAGGAGCGGGAGCGGGAGTCATGTCAAACTCGCCGCTGTCGATACTGTCATGCTCCACAATGTCCAAAACGAGCTGCCACAGGTAGCGGCGAATGTAGGTGATAGAGCTGCCGGTCGCCTGCATTTCGTTTGTGACCTGATTACCAGCGTTGGACACGATGGGGGCGATGGGGGTGTACGGTGCAACAAAATCAATGAAGTCCTCACGGTCGTTGACATTGTAGACACGGGCGGTCGCCTTGTCGCCGTACATGGACGGAACCATCATCAGACCGATTTCAAGGAAAATCTGCTCGGCCTTGGGAACAATGTCTGCCAGCTCGAAATACTTATATTCGAGCTTCATGTGCTTGCCGCTCTTGTCCACGCCAGCTTCGAGGAAGCGCACACGGGCAAGCTGCAACTTCTGGAACACATTCATGGTGGAATAATCCACCGCCGCAGTCTCAGCGGCTTTCTTGGTAGTAGCCATATTTATACCTCCAACATTTCTAATAATTTTTTCTTAATGGAATTGACTCTGCGGGTATTTCGCTTGGGTGGCTTCTCTCCGAGGAAATCTCGGACATAACGCCGTGCCAGCCGGATATACCAGTCACGGTCAACCACATCAATCGTCAGGTGGTTGTCGTTGTCTACGACACATTTTGCGGGGAGTCCAGCAATCTTGACGGGATTGCCAGTTCCGAGGTGGATTTTGTAGAGGGTTCCGTACCGATGATCTTCCGTGGCATATACTCGGTTGACCTTCTGTACGACCTCCATCTGACCGTCTACTTCATGGAGAGCGTCACCATACTTACTCCCGGCCTTGGCAACCAACTGGAAGTCCAGCAGGCGGTCACAGCTCATGATGGTATCTTCGACCGGGATACCGTAGGCCAGATAATCCTTGACGGCCTTGGCAACCACGCAGGCGTTGTTATTGATGTTGAACGCTCCTGCCGGGGCAATTCCACGAACGAGAACGCCGCCCTTGATTTTGGGGTCGCCCTCAAAGGGAACTTCGACATAATTGTTTACATCTTTCTGACAGATGGATTTCACGGTATCTTCTTCAAGCTCGAACCCTGTGCGCTCTTGCCATTCGCCCGTGATTTCTAAGACTTTCTGGTATTCATCTTCATCAAAGCTGACCATGATACCATCGGTGTTTAACTGAATAACCTTTAAGGTCTTACAGTCTGTCACCAAATGATTTGCCAACTCCAACAAAAATAGCTGGCCAGAAATACATACTGATCTTCCCATGAGAGGGTCATACAGCGGGTTATAGCGGTTCAGCATAGCCCCATAGGTGGTGTTCAGTACCAGCTTCAAAGCGTTCGCCGTAGCTTTGTCACCCGCTCTTTTCGCCTTTACTCGCCGCTCAATGGTGGCGGCGTAGACATCGGGAGAAGGGATATTTCGAGAAGTATATCCCATTAGTGTCATCAAGTGCGGGTTCAGTAGTAGGAAGCAACATCATAGTTTCTAATCATTCGCTTTCCCACTCAAATCACCGCCTTTCTTCTGGACGGACGAAGAAGATACTCACCATCCTCATGATGGTCAGTCACTCTCTTTTTCAGAGTGTTGTATGAAATGTTGAGTTCTCTACTCCACTCCATCAGAGATTGCCGTTTCCCGAACGCAGTAACAAAATGTGTCGTAGAACGGTTACAACAATTCTGACTTGGCGTGACCCATCGGCAATTATCAGGGGAATACCCCTTGTCATTGTCAATACGGTCAATGGTCAAGTCATTACGGTAGCCGTGTGACAAAGCCCATTCCTTGAAGTTGTTCCGTGTTCGCCATTCGTGGCAAACGGTAATACCTCGCCCGCCGTAACGGGGGAAGTAGGTTGAATTCGGGTTAGTGCAACGCTGAATCATGTTGAAATGAATAATGTCCAACCTGTCTCTCATATTTCACCTTCCTCTCGGTAGCATGGGATAGCTCCGTGAATACCGCCGTAGGCAATGGTGCAAGGACAGCCGCCTACCATCAAATCGAGCTTTTCCTTAAACACCACTTCGTCAGGAATACTCTTGTCCTTCAACCGTTCAAAGAAGTCGAACACTTCCTGTGGAATATACTTGCGAAGCAGCTTCGGCGGATACTGATATTCCCGCTCGTCATAGTGTGGCTTTTGCTCTGCGTCAAGGTAAGCAGCGGTCAGCTTGGCATTGGTCATGTAGAGAGCTTTTGCAGGATACAGCCCCTTTTCACGACCCAGCGTGAGCTTACTGGACAGGTAGCCTTGACGAAGATCATCCAGCCTGTCGGTTGCGTCAACATCATGACGGCAGTAGAACTCGACCTCTCGCTTCTCGTCCTCAGTCAAAGGGCGGTCGATATTAAACGGGACGGTGGTTTCACGAATATCCATTCCGAGGTGCGCTTCGATTGCTTTTAAGGACAACCCCATCTGGCAATCGTCCATCAGGTCATATTGATCGAAGAAAATCCCGCAGTCACGGAGAGGGGCGTACTCCCAGCCCTCATGACCACCAACGATGATAAAATCGTTAACCGCCTTTATTTCCTCCGGCGTGAAACCTGAGAGAACCGCTTTCAGAATGAATTGGTCATAGTGCTTATTGTTGAACCCTGCCAACAGGGGTTCTTGGGTCATGAACTGTTCGACCGCTTCATTGTCATTCCAAATCTCGGTGTATTCTCTCGTGATCTTGTCCTTGAAGACAAAAAGCCAATCATTTTGAAAGACTGCTATTCGCAGTCGAAGATAAAGAGATTATCCATGACTGCAAACATCACCTCCCCATTGGTCAGCCATAGCTTTTGCGATACCAGAGAAGGTTTTACTCCTGGCTTTTGCTGTTCGTGGATCATTCCAGGGTAAGATTTTTCCATTTTCGTCCGTGGCATAATTTGCAGATGCCCCTATGCTATAACCACCATGCAGTATTTCTCCGGGGCTGACAACATCCGTTGGTATGAGCGGTGGAAGATTTTTAAGCCATAGGCAAGTTTTCTTTCTCGCGGGATGTCCAAATTCATACGGTTGGACGATACAATCTGGCTTGCGGTAATGTGTTGACATATAACCAACTGGATTTTCGACACAAACGCGAGGAATGTCCGCATTGATAAATGCCATAAAGAACTCGGCTGCTTCTTTTCGAGCCTTTAAGCGTTCAACTGCCCTGTCCCCGTATCGTTCGACATTGAACCAACGGTTTCCAGACACGGTAAGGAAAGTGCATGGCGGGTGCGCAATTAACAAGTCCCATTTTCCAATAGCATGAACCTTACCGTCCATCGTAGTCACACTCCCGCCTTTAACGGCTTCCAGAGCGTCGCCGAGAATGTGCCATTCAAGGTGTCCGCCTGACGGTTCCTGGATATCACAAGAGTAGGCTTCGTGACCTCTCTCTCTGAACGCAGTACAAACCGCTTGACTTTCTTCACAAGCGACCAAAACTTTCACTTCGACACCTCCTGCTCGATAAATTTGCAACCACACTTGCGGTAGGTGGTACACCGCTTCTTGTAACTTCTCACGAGGTACTGAATACCATCGTCCACATAATCGTAGGCAATCGGCTCACCCTTTCCCGCGAAGGTACGAGCGATACGACCAATGCTCTGAGTTATTACAGCATAGTCCTTCTGCGGTGTGGTCAAATACAAGCGGTCGAGCCGGGGAATATCCAGTCCTTCCTTTGCCAGTGAATAGGTAGCGAACAGATACCGCTTGCGCCCCTGCCGCATTTCCTTAATGGCCTGTTCTCGGAGAGCCTTGGCTTTCTTCGTGGTCATCTTCCCATCAATCATGACCGCCTGTTTTCTCAGGTCAGCGGGGAGATTGTTCATTAGATATTTCAAGTGGCTCAACCGGTCGGAAAGAATGAGGTTAAAATGGTCATAGTTTACAACGAGATCATGCATAATCAGAAGGTTTCGTTCAAAATTATCAGCGAGATAATTAACCAACTTGGCATAGATGATCGTACCGTCCGTGTCCAAAAACTCACGGCTTAGTCCTTGATGTGTGGCACGGGGTAGAACGCTGACGGTCATAATCTTGTCTTTTACCGCTTCGTCCGGCACCTGATAGGCAATCCCGCCCAGCAAGGCGTAGGTGGCGGCAATCATACCGTCTGCCCTGTGAACCGTGGCGGACAGACCGTACTTGTGCCGAGCTGCCAGAGCGTTCAGCACCTTTGAGAATTGCGTCATGGCGGTCGGGGTTCCGGCTACACGGTGACACTCGTCCACGATGATACAATCCCAAACATCACGGTATTGACTCAAATCAAGATTGCACATGGTCTGCACCGTTGCGAAAGTGATTGCCTTACCGATTTGAACCCTACCTTCGGTGATCGTGCCAGTCAGAGAAGGACTCATGTACTGCTCCGCTCGGCTTTTGCTCTGTACGAGCAAATCCCTCGTGTGGGTTAACCAGAGGGTTCTTCGGCCTGTATCCGCCGCGACAGCAATTCCGATCTGTGTCTTGCCGCACCCCGCAGGGGCTTGAAGAATACCGTAGTAGGCAGTTATCAGGGCTTCCTTGGCTTCTACTTGGTAATCATAGAGCGGGATGGTGCAACCGAAGTCCACCTCGGTCGGCGTGGGAAGATTGACCTTCATGTGGCAATCGTCCATCGCCAGCACATCGTTCAAGCACCCGTAGGGAAGAACCAATGTATCGCCGTCCCATTGGAACAGATACAACTTCTCAGAAGTATTGCCTGTCCAGAAACCCATACGTTTTTTCTTGATGTATTCGGGATTAGAAAGGATGAGCTGCTTCTGGCACCATGTAAGCAACTGCTCAGACGGGTTTTCAATTCGGAGCTGATTGCCAACAGTTACTTGCATAGACTCACCCACGCATCAAGGGAAATACACATCATGCGAATATCCCTTTCGTTGAGTTGTTTAACACCTTTCGCAGCCAAATTATTGAGTGTATAGAGCGAAATGAAATATACATCTCCGTCTTTCAGCCTCAGCGCAAACCAGCCGGTGCCGTTACCTGTAGCTTCCCACAGCGTCATTGCGGATCGCTGATTTTCTTCGATTCGGTTTAGGCGAAAAACATCATTCTCGCACACCTTGCAATCGATTGGATATGTTTCTCGATTACGAGAGGCAAGCACATCAAACGGCTGACCTTGTGCGTTTTGAGCGAGATTATGCGCCCAGAAGCCCTTATTGGACAAATATTCACACAACGATTTTTCAAAACCGTTGCCGACTTTACGATTGACGTTCATTTACATCACTCCTTTACAAGTGAATATTTCCGATATATAATCGGATTGAGCTTTTACGCTTGCCGTTGATGGAACTGGTACTTCCGTCAGCGGCTTTTTCTTTGCTTCGACTCCGAAAGACCGTACAGCTTACCGAACAAGCCAAAGCACACAAGGCTAACCGCCATATGAATTGCACCAACACCCAGCGTCATCATCTCTTTTTCGATAGAACCGACTACACCCAGAAGGTAGAAAAACGAGAGAAACGCGAGTGCTCCAAAAACCTTTTTCATGAAGTGACCTCATTCATGGCCTGAATGACCATCGACAATTCTTGCAGGCTTTCGTACTTAGCCTTGAAAGATTGCATTTCAACCTTTGCGTCCGAGAGTAACTGCACTCTCATGTCTTCGTCCGAAAGAACCCTTGACAGACCTAAATAGCGGCGACCGTCATTTGTTCCCACGTTCACAAATGCCCTAACCAAGATTTGCTCACCAGAAGCACGTTCTTCCTTGACCGTGATTTGGCGAATGAAATATGCCGCTTGATTTTCCCGATACTTCTCAGCAGCAATACCGTCATTCCACTCAAACTCACCGTGAAGGGGAGAACCTTCTTCTCGGTTTGCGTCAAGCAGACTTTTCGGAGTCAACCCGCTGCTGGCTTCGAGCTGTTCCATCTGCTCCCCGACCGCCTGAGCGTTTGCTTTTACACACGCCAGCGGTTTCCATTGATAAACCATGTACTTACCTCCTTCCCTGAAAGATACCTTGACCCGCAGCGACCCAGCTTGCGACACCCGAACCAGCCCCGCCTGCCATGCCCCAGCGAAACAGACCTTGCAGGGACGCACCCCGCCTAACCTTGCCTGCCATGTCCCAACTAACCTAACCTTACCTTGCCCCGGCTAATCAAACCACGCCTGCCACGCCCGAACGCGCCTCACCAAGCCTGCCGTACCTTGGCTTGCCAGACCTCAACTCACCTGAACAAAACAAAACACACCAAACCTTGCCTGCCACAACACGCCTTGACCTAACAAAACATACCGAGCCTTAGCAAGCCTGCCCTACTCAGCACACATGATAGCGTCCGTAGGTGCCGCCCTTTTCAGGTCGCCATTCGCCAATGCCAACGGCAAACCCGCCAAGGTTAAAGAGGTTGCAAAGCTGTGCTAGAGAAATTACGCCAGCGTTGTATTTGACAACGAAAGTGGTAGACCATTCAGGGAACTCCGCACGGTAACGAATATCGGCAGTACCCATACCGACACGAACCATGTCTTCTCTGATTTGAGGAACGCCCTTGATTTCGACATATTCCTCGTCAATATGGAAAGCACCATTCATGCTGACGAGGTTCTTGGTTACACCAGCACGGAAGCCAGCAGACACCGCAGAAGCCTTGACACCGACAGAGGGGAAGCCGAACCGTGCCCCGTTTGAAAGAGCTTCTTCAAACACTTCCGGGGTTGCTCTCTCGGGCTTGCCAGAAAGGAAATAGATAGTATCTACGAAATCGGCAAACGGGTCTTTCGCGTCATGACCTTTCGTGGTAGCGACCTTCATCTGCTTATCCAGCATCATCTTCTTGGCTTTCTCGCTCCACTTATGAACGATCAGGGGGCTATCACCTTTGAGGGTGATGGTGGCGTTGCGAATGTCGATAGCGGGGATAGCGATGATCTCGGTTTCTTTCTTAGTAGTAGCCATAGTTAAAATCTCCTTTTCAATTTAGACGCTTCGATGTGAACCCATTCGTAGGGCTTCCCGTATTTCTGTTCGTACCAGCTCTCAAATTTCTTGCGGTTGTCTTCGTCCTTGAAATACTCTCGAACTGACCTAGCCAAGAGTGAGCTGAATGCTTTAGCTTGTCCCCGGACTTCCGGGATAAATGAGCTACTCATGATTTGCTGCCGATCTGTTTTTCGTACCAGTCCAGAATGTCAAGAGACTCAGTGATGATCTTGTCCACAAACGGCCCGCTACGAGTACCGGCTACAATTCCGCTCATAACCGGTGCGGTTGTTTTAATGCCGCGCTTTCCGAGCATACTAATCAGCCATGTAAACGACAGGTGATTAACGCTCAGCCGATAGCGAATCTGGTCACGTTCTTCCACAAAATCGCTCCTTTCTTAGTATTGTGAACAATATTTGTTGACAATCGAGGGGCGCAATGGTACAATCAATCTGCCAGACAATCAAACCATTCGCCACAGCAACCGCCGAAAAAAGAAGACCTTTCGGGGGTCGGGGTTTTGTTGTCAAAATCTCTTGTTCACAATCAGAGTATATCAACAATTTCTGTTGATGTCAATAGTAAATCAACGAATTTATTTATTTTTTGTTGAGAGGTGTAAATATGATTAGCCGTAAAGTAAAAAGGACAGAGGAAGAGCAAAAAATTCTAGACCACATCATTGCGTGCATGAACTACAAAGAGCTAGACCAGAAGGAGCTATGCGATTATCTCGGCGTGAATCAGCAAATGTTTACAAACTGGAAAAACGGGCAAAGTAACTCGTACATGAAGCGCCTTTCCAAAATTGCGGAATTCCTAGACATTCCGATGGAAGAACTTATCGATGAGCCTGTTATTCCAGAAAACACGGTATACGAGAAAAAGCTATTGAAGTATTTCAGTATGTGTGATGGAGAAGGTAAGCTGAGAATCATTCAGTTGGCAATGAATGAATTCGACAGAACACAGCAAGAAAAAAAGGAAAATCAAGAACCGGCTGTTGTCGGATAAGATTATTAGTTTTGATGAATGGAGACAAATACGATGAAATTTCCGATTGACCTCTCCACTTTAACAAAAGAAGAAATCTCGCAGTTTGAGGAAGACCCTTTCACTCTTTACAATGGCGACCACAATGTGACACTTTATCTCCGCTACAGTTCCTCCGGTCAAAGCGATCAGTCTATTGAAGGACAGCTTCGGGATTGCCGCGCTTTTTGCAAAGCAAATCACTATCGAATTGTGGCAATTTACATCGACCGAGCGACTACGGCTCGAAAAGATGTAGAGAAACGCATTCACCTCATGGAAATGATTGCAGACAGCGCAAAACAAAATTGGGACTACGTTGTTGTTTGGAAGCTCGACCGCTTTTCGCGTAATCGTAACGACAGTGCCATCATGAAAATGCGCTTGCGCAAGAATGGGGTAAAAGTTCTGTCCGCTACTGAACACCTGTCCGACAATCCAGAAAGTATTCTCTTGGAATCGGTGTTGGAGGGTATGGCCGAATTCTTTTCTGCCGAGCTGTCGCAAAAAGTCACGCGAGGTATGCGCGAATCTGCCTTGAAATGTCATAGCGTCGGCGGTCACGTTCCTCTCGGATACAAAATTAAAGATCACAAGTTGGTCGTTGACCCCGATACTGCCCATATTGTGCAGGAAGCCTTTGCGCTCTACGCCAATGGAGTAAGTGTTGCGGAAATTGCTCGAAAATTCAATGCAGCAGGATATAAAACCGCAAAAAATACTGAATTCAACCGCAGTAGCTTTAAGGTGATGTTTCAAAACGTCCGCTACATCGGTACTTATACTTACAAGGACATTCGCATAGAAAACGGTGTTCCCGCTATCATCGACCGGGAACTTTTCGATGCCGTCCAGAGACGGCTTTCTAAGACCGCTACTGCCCCCGCAAGGGGCAAGGCCAAGGTAGATTACCTCTTGTCGGGAAAGCTGTTCTGCGGTCATTGTGGGGCTTCTATGAACGGCGAGAGCGGTGTTGGGCGAAGTGGCAAAACTTATCATTATTATTCCTGCTATACAAAGAAGCGCAGACTCGGATGCGAAAAACGCCCTCTTAGAAAAGATTACATTGAAGAGATTGTGGCACGAAGTGCGTTCGAGCTTTTAACCGATCAACTCATTGATGAAATTGCAGATATGGCGATCAAACAAAGTGAGCAAGATATGGTCAACGAAACTCGTATCCCTCAGTTGACCGAACAGTTATCTGAAATCGAAAAATCTATAGCCAATATTACAACAGCTATCGAAAAAGGAATTGCCTCCGAAACATTGATGAATCGTCTCGTACAACTCGAACACGAGAAAAAGACCATCAACAAAGAAATCAAATCAGAGGAAAAATACGTTTACCGCATTGACCGCGATCAAATCGTTTTCTGGCTGAGTCAATTCAAATACGGAAACATTGAAGACGAGAGTTTCAGAAGACGGCTCATTGATCTTCTAGTCAATTCTGTGACCGTATGGGATGAACCAGACGGGTATAAAATTACTACCGCATATAATCTAACCTCTTGCAAAACCAAGACTTTCAGGGTCGAAAAAAGCCCCGCCACAGAAAATGTGACAGGGTTCGGTTTTGGGGAGTCTGAGTGTACCACAAAGGAAGCATCCGAACCGGATGCTTCCTTTTTACTATAAACAATCCGCTGAATTGATTTTCCTTTTTGTGAAGCATGACCGTGAACTTCGTTGCTATGCTGAGCACAGAAATTGGCGCAGGGGCGCAGAAACGGGGCAGCGGATGTATTTGTGGGTGATCGCGGCAGTGACCGCATATTTTATCAAGGGGTTGTGCGGCTTTGCCAACACGCTGGTACTGACCTCGATCCTGAGCTTCGGCGCGGACAACGCCAACATTTCGCCATCGACCTGCTGCTGGGCTATCCCGCCAACCTGATCCTCACGTGGAACAACCGGCGGCGGCTGGACCCGAAGGCCTGGCTCCTGCCATTTGCGGCGCTGGGGCTGTTTGCGGGCATGAAGTGCAGCCGTGTGCTGGACGAAAAATGGGTGCGCAGGCTCACGTCCGTGCTGCTGGTGCTGTCGGGCGTGTCGCTGATCGCGGTGAATCTGTGAAGGAGAGCAATGACATGACGGAACGGGAAATCTGGGAGGCGGTCGTTCACTCGGACGCCAGCCTACGGCAGGAATAAATCCGCCCGGCAGACGCGCTGCCGGGCAAAAAACAAGCGCCTCAGAGTTTGACTCTGAGGCGCTTGCGTATCTGGGATGCTGTAAGGGGGGGATTACAGCAAAGCCTGATCGGTGACGGCGCGGCCGGCGATGCGTCCATAGAACAGGGCGCTGCCGATCGACGTGCCGCAGGTCGGGTACTGCGTGCCGTACATGCCGGTGCCGGCAACTTCGCCCGCGGCGTACAGGTGCGGGATCACGGAGCCGTCGGGCTTCATGACGCGCGCGGAGACGTCCGTCTCCAGACCGCCGAACGTGACGGTCACGCACGGGTGCATGCGCAGGGCCACGAACTTGGGCCCCTTGATCGGGTGCAGGAACTCGGCCGGCTTGCCGAAGTCTTCGTCGACGCCCTTTTCGACCAGCTCGCAGTAGCGGTCATAGGTCGCCTGCAGCGTTGCCGGGTCGCAGCCCATCTTCTTGGCCAGCCCCTCGATGGAGGTGGCGCAGGGATCTTTGGACTTGCCGGCGACAGCGGACTTGTAGCCGTACTGCACGCCGCCGTAGGGCTCTTTGCCGCTGGTGATGTACCAGCCGCAGTTGCTGCCGGAGCGGGCGATGGCGTCGCTGACCGTGTACTGATAGCTCCACTCGTTGACGACGCGCTCGCCGCGGTCGTTGACGATGAGGCCGGACTCGTCGTTGATGCCGATGCCGCAGGTCAGGCTCGTGTACACGACCTGCACGGCGGGATGCTCGTAGTTGAGCGCGCCGATCTTCTCGGCAGCCGTCAGACCGTCGCCGACGTTGCCGTGCGGCACGTTGCTGAAGTAATGTGCGACGGGGTAGCGCGCGACCATTTCCTTGTTGCGGGCATAGCCGCCGGTCGCAAGGATGACGCCCTTTCTCGCGTAGAGCGTGAGCTTGGCGCCGCCCTTGCGCGTGCACGTCACGCCGGTGACGACACCCGCCTCGTCCGTGAGGATCTCGTTCATGGCGGTGTCGTAGATGATCTCGCCGCCGAGGTCGTTTTCATAGTACAGCGTCAGGGGCGTGGAGATCTCGCCGCCTTCGCCGTTGGTCTGTCCGCCGCCGCCGGGGGAGTTGTGCACGCGCCACGGCTGCAGGCTGACGTGGATGGGTTCGACGTCGAGCACGTCAAAGTGCGTCTTGAGCACGCCGTCCTTTTCCACTGGCTTGGACAGCGGCTGCCACGGCTCTGCGAGCACTTCCGCGGGGTCGCCCTTCACGGTCGCCTCGATGGAGGTGAGCCAGTCGAGCGTCTGGTTGAGGTGATCGACCAGATAGCGGTTTTTCGACTCGTCCATGAACTTGCCGTTGCGGTTGCCGACGTCCATGAGGTAGTCATAGACCATGTCCGTGTTGTCGTACAGGCCCTGCTTTTTCTGCCACTTCGTGCCGGCGCCGAGGAGCTTGCCGCCGCTTCTCGCGGTGGCACCGCCGGTGATGCGCTGCTCATCGCCACGCCCGAATACACCACCGTGGGCGA